CTCGTATTCGTGAACATGATTTAAGAGCGTCCCCCCCGTTGCCGGTATATACGCTCTCGAGGTTCCATCACTTCCTCTAGTCCACTGCCTGGACTGGTGGCTGTCCGCTTGGACAAAGACGTGCAACACGGCACGCTGTGAGGCGGGTACGCCCATTGGTCTGGTTACCCAGAAGTTTCCTCCTGGCGGCTATCATTGCGCCGCTGCTACCCACCCGACCCGGTGGAAGGTGTTGTAGAGGTTCCTAAGCCCTCAGTTCGTGCTAATCGTTTCCGTCTGCCTTGACCTCATCCCCTCGCCCTACCTCCAAACTTGTGGTAGACTTTGTATAACTTACGGGATTGTGGCCTTCTCCGCAGCTCGACGTCTCTAATTCGATATGAAATCTCACCAGATTCCGGGCTGGTCACTTTCCTTATGGCGTGCGGGCCCACGCGGAGTGGCTTTTGGGGCCAAAGCTAGTCAATCATTCATCTCGGTTTCTGCACTATAGGTTGCTTCCACCTAGCACCACCGTCCGGGGCGTGTAGCCTACGGCAAGGGTTGCGTGAACGCAGATTTCTCCAGATCTACCTGGTACCTTGAACCGCCTACTGAGCGTGCCCGTTGTTCGTGCCCGATTGCTCGGGGGATCCCGGTGCGTGTCATAGACTCCGATGTTTGATTGGTTTCGCAGCCCCCACTCTTGAATTCGGTGGGCTTAAGCGGTGTAGCGGGGCCAACAGCTCTGGTACGCCCCTGCTTACTATTATATCTACACCCCTGCGAACGGACGCGGTCCCCGCGCCAGAATTTTACGCCAGAAAGCACTGGGCCGTTCCTCATGGCAAGCCAGATCTTTCCCCGTCTGCGTTGGAGCCCCTTCCTGGTAGCGAACCAGGCCTGAGGTTTAGGTTGACCCATATAAATCAGTCTCCAATCGCCACCCGAATCAGTAGGGTGACGAAGCCCCCATCCACTCCAGGTTCTTCGTCCTGGCCAGAGCCTTTCAAAACCAGACTTCAACTGGCTACGGTTGTGTTTCATTGGTGGGGGTCCCTCGTCTATCCAGAGGGTTCAACGCCTTACCGCACAGAGGCCGCGTTGGTACAAGACCATTAACGCGCTGTTTTGTTCAGTGCCGGAGCACCGCGGGGCCGTTGCCATGGATTGAGGTTGGGTCTGAAGAATTGGTCTTGGCAGGCTTCTTCTTTCGCCTGAGAGAGTCGGTAGATCGGGTCGTTATTCCAGGAGCCTCCGAAGAACTTTCTGGTAATCGCCCCCTGTCCCCAATACAAACTAAGAGGGATGGCTATCCCATGGGTTGAAGGGTTCCCAAGCCCGCCCAACGTCCAAGTTGGGGTCACGCCAATCATCCTCGACCACCCCAGAATGCGCCATGCGACTTAAATCGAGGTCGGCGAGAGTCATCTCAGCGAAGGACTTCTCAGCTTCTATTTGGGCCTCTACTGGCCATCCCCATGCCATTTCGAACGAAAGACGTGAGCTGAAGGAGATGGGGGCCTCCTTCACTTCTGTCCACTTGCTGCCTGCCTCCAGGACAGCTCGTCTAACTAGGGTGCTCTCCTGCGGTAACCTGGCGAAGGTATAACCTTTGAGCAACTCTAGTAAGCGCACTGCATAGGGCTGCAGAACGGGCACACCCTGGTTTAGAGCCAGCTCACACATCGCTATGGACTTCATAACTCTCATGCCACCTCGTGGTTCATGAAAGTGTCTCACAGCGGAAAGGGCATTGCTCATAACCTTCCACGGGTTGCGCACCATCTGATAGCCTTTAGCTGCCTTCACTGGCCTGGATTGGCAGTGGAGGACAGCCTCAAGCTCCCTTGCAATGGATTCAATCTTCACCACATGGCCAAACTCCAAGAATAAGCCAGGTGCCTCCTCGAGGAACCGGGCAACATGTTCATTAGGTAGGAAGAATAAAGTGTCATCGCCATCGATGTTCACATCCCAGTTCTTCAGGCTGAGTCTCTTCGCCACCGCGCAACACATGAGATACATCAAAATGCAATTCCCCAGTGCGGTGTTCATGTCCCCTGACATCCTGCCACCAGTGACAGAGTAGCGAATGCCATTCGAGGTGCGGCCCTTGTTCTTGAGCTGCCAGCTCAACAACTTGGCAAATCTTGGGTCGCGGAGCATAGTATTGTACACCTTGTGCTCAATACGTAGTTGCTCAACGCTGACGTGTGCATCGAATCTCCTCATATCCAATCCCAATACGGTGCAATTGGGTATCGAGTCCAGCTTCTCGGATATTAAGGACGCTCGTTCGCGCTGGTTAAGGCCTTTGACAATGACCCGACGTCCGTGGCCACTTTTGACGCGATCCCCGCGCAAATTATACAGGGCATGCTCAAGTGGCTTCAAGTAACATGCTAACTCGAGGTTGTAACGTACACCTCGAGCCTGGATAATGCGCGGGTCTTTGCGACCACCTTCAAACCGTAGTTTGTCAGCTTTCACAAAGGTCGATAATCGTGCGTCCAGTTCCGAAGCTGGTCCTTCGCGGATTAACGACTCCTCAGCGTTTAGGTAGCGGGTGCGCTTAGCTCCACTGTAATTATCGCACACCTGTCGGGTTGCCCAAGGTTGGAAAGGACCAAACCTGCCAATCAATCTCCGGGATAGGATCTTAGCCTGAAGATCCAGCTCCTCTATCCCTGCTTTTGTTGGTGTTGGAGTGGGCATGAGGACACGGTTTACCAACCCGTGCCATTCATTGTGGGCGCAAGGCCTATGTGTCGTCATTGTGAACATGCCAGGGAGTGCAGGCACATGCACGCGGTAGACTAGCCGCTTCTTTGAAGAGCATTCCCAGTGATCTGGAACCTTGATGGAAGCACCACTGCGCAGCTTGGCATTCAAGTCTACGTCCTCACGTTGGCACTTAGATTCCTCATACACTGGGCATCCCTAGGCCCTTGACAATTTGAGTGGACGCCTCATCCACTCCGGCAACCAGGAGGTAGCCACCTCTCCCAAGCTCGCTTCACCCCGCCTCCACTGCTTCCAACCACGAGCTGGCTGGGCGATGTGGAGTTCTCCAGCGTGCAACCTTTCGGTCAAGGTCACAGCCACGCCCACACTCAGCGTTCGGAGGTGCTGCAAGGCTGCCTCCTCTGCTGGTGTCATCGACATGGCCAATCCCACACAGATCGGGATTGCAGTGAAGATATCCTCATCTGGGATATCGCGGTCTTTTGCCCAAGACGCAGCCCTGCCACGCAGGATCTGGGCGAGCTCCACTGTGCGCTTACGCAAGCAGCTGAACACACAAAGGTGAGCAAAAAGTTCTGGAACGAAATAGGCCGAGTCCAGTTGCGTGGGGTCGCTGGCACTCTGGTTCCAGATGGTGTAGCGGGCAGTCTGGTATGGCTTGCCCCGGTAACTTCCAACAAGCGGTGTCGCCGCTTCCAACTTCTCCCTGTAGGACAGGTCTGCATGCAGGCGGGATATCTCAGGGGCATGGCCATCGAGAACGCACTCCTCATCGGAGGGTCCACCAGATGCCAGCACACACTGGATTGCCGTCTGGATCGCACTACTCCAGATGCTGTAAAAATCTGCGTAGGCGGACATTAGGGGCGTGCCCGACGCAAACGAGATCACGGTCTTTAGGGCCAAAGACACGTCACAGTAGCTGGTTGACGCATTCAGATTGTCGGCCGCCCCAGTCCTGTTAAGGAAAGCATTCCCTAACACTCCTCCGAACTGTCGCCTACCATCTGGGTGCTCAACCATCTGAGCCACCATGTTCACAACGTCTTGACCACTGAGATCAAAGTGGTCACGGAGTTGCTTCCGCAGCCCGTTTTTAACGCTACGCGGGCGAGCGTGGTGTTGCCTCACAACAACCTTGGGCGCTTCCTCAACCGATGGCTTCGCCGGAGCTACTGGCATCAGTTTTGAAAACACTTCCCCTTCGAAGTGCACATGTACCTCTGGTGGAGCAGGCTTATGATGCACGGGGCGCTTGCCTGGCACTTGGTCGCCAGGCGGGTGTGGGGCTCCGGCATGTTGGTTGCCGGAAGTGGCTCGAGCTTTCTCAGCTGTGCGAGCTGGCCCTCCAATTTGACGCGGTGGTGGGGGCACCGTTCCACTGACATCGGAATCACTACTCTCCGTGTCACTAGCCACTGGAGGTGGCGAACCTCCAGGGGGGTTTAGACCAGCGCGCCGCTCGCGTCTGCGGGCGCGCCTCTCAAACCCACGTGTGAAGATGGGTTCTTGTGGTCCGAAAGTG